CGATGCAAACGCAATCGCACAAAGAACTCGTCGCGGAAAGGGCAACATCATCATGTGCTCTGCAGACGTTGCTTCTGCACTGACCATGGCTGGTGTGCTTGACTACACCCCTGCACTCAACGCTAACCTCACCGTTGATGACACCGGTAACACCTTCGCTGGTGTTCTCCAAGGCAAGTATCGCGTCTACATCGACCCATACTCTGCAAACCTCAACGCTAACAACACTGCAAACGGCAACCAGTACTACGTCTGTGGTTACAAGGGTTCTTCCCCTTATGACGCAGGTCTGTTCTACTGCCCATACGTTCCTCTGCAGATGGTTCGTGCCGTTGGTGAGAACTCCTTCCAGCCTAAGATCGGATTTAAGACCCGTTATGGTCTTGTTTCCAACCCCTTCGCTGAAGGAACCAACCAAGGCATGGGTTCACTCAACGTTAACCAGAACCGTTACTACAGACGTGTTGCGGTTAAGAACCTCATGTGATATAATTTCCTTACGTGTGAAGGAAGTGCAAGAGGGGTCTTCGGACCCCTCTTTTTTTATCTAAATAGGAATACGGATAAAATATCTAAAAGATAAGATGGCGAGATCTCAAATTGAAAATCGCAATTTTCTTGCTCCTACAGGATTTCAATTTAATTTGAAACGAAGTCCGAAGGTTGCTTTTTTCTGCAATGAAGCAAATATCCCAGATTTGAATCTTGGTGTTGCTGTACAACCAAACTACTTAAGAGATATCCCAACACCTGGAGATAAAATAGAATTTGGTGATTTATCATTAAGATTTCTTGTTGACGAAAATTTAGAAAATTACCTAGAGTTACAAGATTGGATTCGTGGATTAGGATACCCAGAATCAGTCCAAGAATTTAGAGACCTTGCAGCGGATGGAATAGTAAAAGGTCCATATGTAAAAGATAGACAAAACATATATTCAGACGGAACTCTGCAAATATTAAGTAGTAACTTAGTTCCAAAGTTCAATGTTAATTTTAGAGATTTATTTCCAACTTCATTAACTACACTTACATTTGATGCTACAGATACAGACATACAATATTTTACAGCAAATGCTGAATTTAAGTACACATCATATGAGATAGTTCCTATTGGAACAGCTCCGGTAATTCCTTATATACCTGCACCTACTATCTCTCTGACTGCAAGCTCTACATCGAATGTCCCTAACAACACTGATGTTACGTTCACTTGGGAAACAACCAATGCTTCTCAAGTTTCCATCAACAATGGTGTTGGTATAGTTACATCACCCAACGGACGTTTGGATGTTACTGTTGTATTTGGTGATGAAACAAGCAGAACATATACTGCAACAGCGGTTGGATCTGGTGGTGAACAATCAGTAGACGTAACTATAGAAAGAACCCAAGCTGCTACTGCAGACTTCTTCCTTGCGACTTATCTATTTACTGATGGTAGAGACCTGGATACCAGAACTTCAGTTGTAAGTCCAACAGGTTATGGTGTTACGGTTGGTTATGGATTATCTGACTCTATACCTAATGCCGGTATCGAATGGGGAGGAGACAATACTGGAACTGGTGTTGAATCTATTCTCTTTACAAAATCAGATTTTGTTGCCAACAATGCTGGTATCAATACCATATCCATGGATCTTCGTGCAGGTTGGTATGTTAGCGGAGATGTTGGATTCCAACCAGTTGTTGTCAATGTTACGTCTTTTGTTGGTGGTGCTATGGTTTACGATTCTACCAACAAAACCTGGACAAACCCAACTGCTACAGAAACTTTTACTGGATTCACTTCAACTTCCAGACAAATTACAGAGAGAATTGGAGACCAACCATCTTCCACAGACATGGGAGAAAGAATTGCTATTATGAACCTTGACTTCGTTGAAGGAACAGTGTCATACACCTAATTTCATGCTATAATACAGTCATTATACGTTGCAATAAATGACTGTTGATCTTGACACGATTCAAGGTATGTGGGAAAAAGATTCTAAGTTAGATATAGATAACCTGCATACAGAATCGCTAAATATTCCAACACTCCATGCAAAGTACTTTGAACTGTATAATACCATTTTCCTACTACGGAAAAAGGCAGAGCAGCAAAGGAAAAATATCAGACACGAAAGGTATGAATACTTCAGCGGCAAAGCAGACCCTGATGTGTACATAGAAAACCCCTTTCCTAAGAAGATTAGAGATAAGGACACCATGCAGAAGTATCTTGATGCTGATGCTAAATTGTCGAACGCATCACTTAAGATTGATTACTATGATACTATGTTAGTATACATAGAAAGCATTTTAAAGCAGATAAACAATCGCACTTTCCAAATTAAAAATGCTATTGAGTTTATGAAATTCAACGCAGGATTAGGTTAATGGAACAAGAAGAAAATTATTATACTTTAGAGTTGCCAATCGAAGCAGTTCGATGCATCCATAATGGATTGTCTCAGGCATGTGAGAAGTGGGCAGGAGGAGATCCCCAAGAGCAAGAAAATCTTCAATCAATGAGAGATCACTTCTATAGAATTATTTTAGAACATCGGTTTGACAACATGTGATAAATATTCACAGATGTGATGTCATTGTGAATGAATACCACAGACCTTGTAATCTCTAAATCGAACGAAGTATTTTTAAAAATTAATACTGAACCTCATATTGATTATGAGTTAAGAGATCACTTTAAATTTGAAGTAGAAGGGGCAAAGTTCATGCCCCAGTATAGAAATAAGTATTGGAATGGTGAGATACACCTTTATGATATAAGATCCAAGCAGATCTATGTGGGTCTATTGGATAAAATTGTGCAGTTCTGTAAGAACTACGGATACAGTTATAAGTTTGAAGATAATAAGTATTACGGAACCCCATATGAGGAGAACGAACATATCTCATATGAGGGTGTTAAAGATTATATGCAGTCTATCTGCTCTCACCAACCAAGGAAGTATCAAGTCGAGGGAGTATACGGTGCTCTAAAGCACAATAGAAAACTATTGATAAGCCCCACTGCCAGCGGCAAATCTCTGATGATTTACTCCCTCGTAAGATATTACGTTGACAAAGGGCAAAAAATACTCTTAATCGTTCCAACGACATCTCTTGTAGAGCAGATGTATAAGGATTTTGAGGATTATGGTTGGAATGTTGAGTCATACTGTCACCGTATCTATTCTGGTAGAGAAAAGAGTAATGATGCTCCTGTGACAATCACAACGTGGCAGTCTGTCTATAAATTAGACAGGTCTTTCTTTGAAGAATACAACGTTGTAATTGGTGATGAAGCACATTTATTTAAGAGTAAGTCTTTAATATCTATAATGACAAAATTACACCATGCAAAATATAGATTTGGATTTACTGGTACTTTAGACGGCACACAGACGCATAAGTGGGTCTTAGAGGGACTGTTTGGTCCATCATACAAGGTGACTAGGACAGATGAATTAATGAGGCAGGGACACCTATCACAACTTGATATTCAGTGTCTTGTGCTTAAACATAAACCACAAACGTTTGAAGCATACAATGATGAGATTGAATATCTTATATCACATGAACAAAGAAATAAATTTATTACTAATCTAGCACTAGATCTTAAAGGGAACTCTCTTGTTCTTTACAGCAGAGTCGAAGCACATGGAGCAGTGCTCTATGATAAGATAAATAATAACAAGCGAGATGACCGTAAGGTATTTTTTATACATGGTGGTGTAGATGCTGAAGAGCGAGAGCTAGTAAGAGAAATAACAGAAAAAGAGAAGAATGCAATTATTGTAGCTTCTTATGGAACTTTTTCTACAGGCATCAATATTAAAAATCTCCATAATGTTATCTTTGCTTCTCCAAGCAAGTCCAGGGTCAGAAATCTTCAAAGTATTGGAAGAGTTCTTAGAAAGGGAAAAGACAAAGTAAAAGCAATCCTTTATGATATTGCTGACGACTGTTCAACAAAAAATAGAAGAAACTATACACTCAATCATCTAATCGAAAGAATTAAAATCTATAACGAAGAAAATTTTAATTATGAGATAATTACAATTCAACTAGGAAAACATGGGAATTGAAGAAGACTTTTACGCAACAATTAAATTAAACTCTGGTGAAGAAATCTTCGCTAAGGTTGCTGCTTCAGAAGAAGAGGATAGAACGATATTGATCGTTACTAATCCTGTTATTGTTAATGAAATTAAATCACGTATTGGTGTTGTTGGATATAAGATAGAACCTTGGTTAAAGACCACTAAAGATGATATGTTCATGCTTAAATTAGATGATGTCTTAACAATGTCAGAATCATCTGACATAGATATGATTCTTATGTATCAATCGTTCGTCAGAGACTCACATGCAGATAAAACTGGTCAACCAAAGTTAAGTAAGAAGATGGGATTTATATCAACAGTCAATGATGCTAAAGAGATACTAGAGAAAATCTATAAAGACTTATAGAAGCTAAGCCTTCCCTATGAACCCTCACAAAGGATATTGTACAGAGATTTCAGAGACTTGTCAAGCGTAGAGTAAGATGATATAATTCATACATATTATGAGATAAACTTATGATAAGACCCATGGCAAAGAGAAAGAGGTCGGAACATTATGTAAATAATAAAGAGTTTTTGGCTGCACTTATCAAGTACCGTGAAGATGTTGAAATTGCAAAGATTCAAGGAAAAGTAAAACCTGTCATTCCTCGCTATATTGGGGAGTGTTTTTTGAAGATTGCAAATCACTTGTCTTTCAAACCTAATTTTGTGAATTACATGTTCAAGGAGGACATGATCTCGGATGGAATCGAAAATTGCGTTCAGTACATTCATAATTTTAATCCTGAGAAATCCCAAAATCCTTTTGCTTACTTTACGCAG